ATAGATTCTAACTGTTTACGATAAGTATTATTTTGCACAATCTTACGATTGGTTTTATCTACATTGGCTATCTCTAAATTTAGTTGTGCTGCAGTTTGTTCTAGTTTAGGGTCTAGATTTTCTACTACTAGTAACTGTTGGGGTGTTAAATCAGTTTTTTCATATTTGTCTAGCCAACCATGAACAGTATTAACCTTAGCTTGAGTAGCACTAATTTCTTTACCAAGCTCTAGTGAAATATCTTTAAATACTTCGCTTGCCTTAGTATACTTAGTTAAATTTAAGATTTCTATTAAAAACTTTTTACGAGCTGTATCAGCACTAGTTAAAAATTCTAAGCTCATAGCATTTGATTGATAAACAATTTGTGCAAAGCTTTTGTGATCTATGCCTAGAATATCTTCTATAATTTTATAAGTTTGTGTTGCTGTGTGAGCACTAATATCTTGATTGTTTTTTAATAGTTTAACAGTTTGATTTATGCCACGAGTAGTTTTTATAGTATACTTATTGCCGTCTCGTTCTAAATCTAATTCAATAGTATAACTTTTATCTTTAATATATCTATTAAGTATATCACTCTTTTTAATACCTTTTGAATTCTTATTAAATAGTACTTCTTCTAGTATAAGTGCAATACTACTCTTACCATGTCCATTTTTACCAACAAGTTGCGTTAGTGGAGTTTTTACAAAATTTATAGTATTATTTTTACTATAACTAAAACAATTACTCCAACGTAATTCTTTAATTGTTATCATTCTTCTATTTTATCCAATTGATTTTGTACTTCTAGTACAGCTTTATCAATAGTTACATTTGGAAGTTGGAGTATATATTGTAAATACTCTCTAACTTCTTCTACTAGGGTCATATCATTATCCAACATTAACTGTACATCACTGCTGCGTTTAATAATCTTTTTATCTATTAATTCATTATCCTCTAGTTCGCCCAACTCCTGCAAATCGCCCTCAACTTGATAAATTGTGTGATGATAGGTAGTAGGCGGTTTAGGGTCGTTAGCACCAACAGTTTTTCTTATTAGTTGCGGTACTTTTAGTTTAAGCCAATTGTGCTCTAGAGTTTCTGTATCTAGTAATATAACACCAGTTTCAACAACATCTCTATGAAAACTAGTGGTAATAGGACTACCAGGATACAAGATATTGCGCTGACAATTTTCATAGCTGTGTAAATCTCCGGCTAGTATAACATTCCAACTATTAAATATATCTAGATTGACTTCTGGTGTAACGTGTGGAGGTATTTCGCCACGAACGTGTGTACATAGTATTCTACCACCTTCTGGCCAAGGATTATTTTGTTCAAAATCTTTTAGTTTATTATAGGGCACAAATTCTACACCATAATCACTATAGTAATCATCTATAACAATAACATTGCGATTGATGCTAATTAAGTTAGTAGCTTTTGCCAAATTTGTCATAAAAGTAGTAGATTTTTTTACTGCTTCATGATTACCGCTGTAGATTATAGTAGGTATTTTACAACTACTAACCATGTCAAAATAAACTTCTAGTTCGTCCATACTAGGCAATTTATCAAATACGTCCCCACCTATAACAAATACATCAGCTTCTTTTTGCAGTTGCTCAAATTGCTGCCATAGAAGATTATATCTATTTTTAGCCCAGTCAACAGGAACATTTTTTTGATTAAGTTTTATATGAATATCAGCACTAAATAATATTTTCATTATTTTTTCCTGTGATAAAAAGGCTCAGTAATTTTCATTACTGAGCCTTTTATTAACCTAATTCCTTGACGGCTTCTTGTTCACTATCACTACTTTCATCTTCATCACTTTGTTCGGCAATTTTATCTAAAAGAGCTTTAACTTCATCTGCTGTAGGTCTAGGAAATTTTTCATCAATGTTTTGTGCTGCATCTGCTAATGCTCGTTCTTCAGCAGTTAATTTTCGCGGTTTGCAACGTAAAACTTGTAGCGTATACTCAACATTAAATGCAAGAGGTCCAGTCTTTGTACGTTTAAATACCACATCCCAACCTAGATCATAATCGGTAGGATCACCTAAATCTTCGGCAGCTGTAACAATTTGTTCAAATAGCTTCTTTTTAAGATTTAGTGCTTTTACCTTACCATCTTTAGGATCAATGCAGTTAATCGAGTAGCTCCAGGTACAACGTAAATCTGCATAGTAGTCGGGTACATGATCTTTTTCTAAGTTATCAAATTTTTCTTTTTCGCGACTAAAGGCTAAACATTCAATAGGAATATCCTTATTATTAGTGCCTTTTAGCCAATAGATATATCTAGGAAGAACCCCACCAATTAATCTAACTGTATTTTCACCATCTTTATACTCGTAGGTGTCTACTTTATTTGATATTGCTTTACCTTTTGTTTGTTTAAAACTAAGTGCCATTTATTCCTCGTATTTGAAGTATATTTTATTGTTTTCTATTATTAATAGTGTATTGTACTTTATTGCTTGTAAATTTAGGTCTGGAAAATAACTTAAGTCTAGATGTTTATGGCCTAAATCTTTATACTGTTGATAACTTCTTCGACCTGCTAGTTGTATATACTGTGCTTTAAATAGTATATCTACATTACGATCAAAGAATAATTGTCCAGGATTTATTAAAAAACTATTTCCTGCTAGTTTATATTTAAATCCTTTATAATAATCTTCTAATAATTCTACCAATTGTACTTGACTAGCATTAGCCATAGATTCTAGTTTTGATAGACTAAATGTGAAAATATTTCTTTGATTCATAGTAAATTATACCATAACTAGTCTAATATAACAAGTTAAAATTTCTATACCAATTGTATTTCCCAACCTTTTTTCATATAAAGTCCTAGCCTATCATTATTTTGTTTTTTATCTGCCCAACCGCTAAATTGAATATCTACTACTACAGGTTGTGGTTTATTAGGATATTCTCGCATAATTCTACCTATAATTTGTTCCAATAAACTATCGTTACTCATTGGTACAGCTAAGATAACGCAACTAAGTGCATTAATTGATATTCCTTCGCTAAAGATTTGTCTGCTACCAGCAATACACATTTTTGTTTTGCTAAGTATTTGTTCTTTTGCATACTGTCTTTCTTCATAGCTGGTGTCGCCAGTAACCAGCAAACAGGTTTCTCCAACATATTCTTTAACCTTTTCTAAGAATTCTACACGATCTGCTACTACTAATACACTATGACCCAAATTAATTTGATAAGTAGCTAGAGCACTAATAAACTTTCTATAGTATTCATTTTGAGTTAATTCATTAATCTTTTCTACCCAAGGTACGCCAGGTTTTAAAGTAATATTACTTTTTACTAAATGTATTACAGGATTAATAGTATTAGCTTGTTTAGGTTTGAATATAGTACTACCAAAATAATCACTAAAAAATATATGTTTACCATCTTTACGTTCCATTGTACCACTTAGTGCTAATCTATATCTAGCATAAAAACTGTCTATAGTTTGACTAAATGTAGTAGCTGGACAGTGATGTGCTTCGTCTAGTATAACAGTACCAAATTCTTTGTTAATTCTGTCTAAATATTTAACTATGCTTTGTACATTACCTACTACTATAAACTGATCTTCTACATCATAGAATCCACTACCTATAATACCAGGTTGTATACCAAATAATTTTTTAACTTCATCACACCACTGATCACGTAGTGCTGTTGTATGTGTAACTATAAGTGTTTTTTGATTCCATTTATGTGCAATGTGTAGAGCTGTAAATGTTTTACCCCAACCTACTAGTGCATTAATAAAGCAGGTATCATTAGCACTACTATAAACTTCTAGTTGATCGTCCCGTAAACTATATTTAGGTGTAGGAAATGGTACTGTGTTTGTTACTCGCTTATCTATTACTTCATAACCGTCAGGTATTAAGTCTGTTCTGCCCTGTGGAATACTTAGTATACCTTTAGGTAATAGTCTATAGTTTCTAACAGTTTCTATTACACTAAATTTTTTACTGCCAGTATTTTTTTTAAACTTGTAAGTAAGTTGATCTATAATAAATTTACTATTTAATTTACCAGGATCATCCATATAAATCCTGTTAGTTATAATAGCTTTCACACTAATCTCCAAGTTGTTTTTATAGGTTCGGTATAGTAGCCATATAGTAAATTACATCTATTATAGTCTAATATACCAGCCCATAATTCATGCGGTTGTGGTACTTGTAAACTTTTAAACCTTTCACTAAGACCCTTAACCTCTAAAACACATCCAATTCCACTAGCAGGTAAAACTTGACAAATCCTATATGTAGCTAGTTTGGCACGCACAAGTTTTTTATGCTGAAATACTTGTCCCACACTATCAATAAACCAAGTGGTAGATTTTGCTAGTTTAATTAGATCTTGTAAGAAATAAATCGCAGTACTAATTGGAAATAAATTAATTTCTTGTTGTTTAAGAATAAGCCTACGTAGTCCTAGTGTAGGCTTATCAATATTACGGTCATCTATAATTCTATAGCGATTAAACAATTTAGGGTCATCAAGATCTATATATTCGCTTGCATAAAATGTTAATTTTTTATAGGTATAAGGTTCTCTTTCACCTAATCTAAATACAGGCCAAACTATTGCTGCTAATCCTATAGGTTTTCTCAAAACTTCCAAAGCTATAGTCATCGCCTATGTCCTGATCAACGCCAATAGGAAATCCAGGAATATTACAACCCCAGTCATATTGTGTACATTTGCGTAGTATGTTACAGTATTCATCTACGTCCTCACACTTAACAAGTGCCACGATTGAGTCATGGACAAGCATGAAGATTCTTGCGTCAAGTTTACGCTCTCTAATTGTTCTAGCAGTTTCAATAGCTCCAAGTAAGTTAACATCACTTGCAAGCGATTGGATTTCCGAATTAATTCCACTACGTATTTCGTGGGCTGCGATTCCTCGGTCACTGCTGAATACGTTAGGTAGGCGTCTTTTTCTGCCAAAAAAGCTGTAAGTATATCCATTTTGTTGAATAAATTCTTTTCTACTATCTAACCACTGCTTTAGTTTTTTAAATGTTGTAAAGTACTGTTTAATATCATCACGGGCACGTTCTACTGGATAGTACTGGCCTGTTGCTTTGGTAACAGTAGCACTAACTTTATCTGCTCCTGAACCGTATAAACACATAATTCCACTATTACTAGTGGTGTGGACTATACCTTTATCTCATCATTCTATTACTATCTTTTACAATACGTTTATATAATACGTATTTTCTATCTAAATATATATTAATGTCTTTATACATGTAATTTAGTACTTTAATAGCATCATTAGTATTATATTTAATTTGCCACTTTTTACCAGTACCAAAATCTTGTAAATAACCTCTAACTTTCAATTTTTGAGATAGGAAAGTATACACATAATTAATAAAATCAAAACTTCCGCTACAAAAAGTAGCGTATAATGTAGCAGTTACAGAATCTTTATTAGAAAAACTTTCACAGATAGATCCATCACCATCGAAATAGCCTCGTAAAAAATGACGCATCATATCAGGCAATATAAAATGTGGAAATTTTATTGTTAAACTTTTATTAGGAACTATATTAAAGTTTAAGTCTAACATATCACACATATATTTATTTGTGAACTCAAAGCTACATCTATTATACGTATCGGTATTACTGGATACTGCATGCGTAGATTGTAAATATTCTTTGAATTTTTCTAGGTGTAAAATATCGTCGTATTTTAGCATAAGACGAATTCTGCCTTTTGAATCTACGTTACCATCGGCAGCTAAAAATCCGGCCCAATAACAAGACTCTTCTGTATACTCATCGAATGCAGCAGTATTGTTTATAGTAGGAGCCTTAGCACCCCAACCATTTGCTGAAATGAGTTTTTTTAATTTCCACTCTGGAATTCCAAAAATTTTAGCAATAGCTGCTCTTGATAAGTTGTTTTGTTTTAATTGTGTATAATTTTTTAAAGTAATTTCCATGATCCACCTTTCGGTGGGAGAGATACTCGCCGTGTTATACCTCTCCCAAAATTCTTACGGCACAGGTATAATTATACACCATTTCCATATAAATTTCAAGAGAATTTTTGGTATCCCAGCCCATTTCCGTTCTGGAAATGCTGTGAGTCTCTGAACCATTTGAAGGCATTCCTGCCAACTCTGGCTGCTGATTGCCCTTAACTTAATAATAGGGGTTCCAGCAATTGAGCGAGTTAATTTGTACAGCAGTCGCCTGCTGCCGGGACCTTTATAGGTTAATCCCGAAACTAATTGCCTTGGCACTTTGACGCATATCTGGATAGAGTTTTTTTACCTGATCTACGTCACAAGGTAGATCAAACACCATTTTAGCTATTGAACTATGAAAATCGCCGCCATCGGTAAACACTTTTTGCAAATTCTTATCGCCACTCAATACAGCGGCATAAAACATCTCAGCAGTTCTTAAGTCTTGCGAAACAATCTTATAACCTTCTGGAGCTTTGATACACCCTTTGATGATTGGATCATCGCGCGGGATCTGTTGTGCATTAAATTTACCACTGCTAGATAACCTACCACTAGTGGTAAAAATAAGATTAAAATTAGTGCGGATACGATC